AAACATCTGACATTTAAGTATGCCACCTTTCTAATATTGGTTGAGTACTTCGTAGAATCGGAAGTAGTCCTAAGTATAGCATAGAATTAAAAACAATTCCACGCTCAGATTTAATCTATAAAGTTATTGTTTATAGTTAGTACTTTTATATAACGAAAGTGTTATAAATAAAAAACTAATTATACTTGCTGCTGTTGATATGACAAATTTCAATTTCATTTATGTTAACATGACTTGGTAATGATCCTACCCAGTAAATTGCTTCTGCTAAATCTTCTGCAGTTAATGCGTTATCCCGTTTTTGTTCTTGGGTATCAATAGTTGCTGGACATATTTCTGTAATCTTAATTCTAAATTGAGGAAACTCAAGTCTCATTGTGTCAATCAAACCACGCTCACCTCTTTTAGCATTTGTATAATTTCCTCCACCACGATATGGAACCTTACCGCCAAAAGAAGTAACAAATATAATAGTTGGAGAATCTGATCTTTCCATACAAGGAACAAAGAGTTGAGATAAGTACATGGGGCCAGTAACGTTTATGTCATAGGCTTTTCTGAAGTTTTCTGGAGTTTCATTAATAATATGAGTTGGACCCGATCCTCCTCCAGCATTATTAACCAGAAGATCTAGAGTAATATCTTTGTATTTTTCAAAGAAGCCCTCTATTGCTTTAGAGTCTGTTATGTCTAGGTTATATACCTCAACGTTATCAGATATAAACTCAGATACCTTTGAAAGGTTCCTTGAAACAGCAATAACCTTGTATCCATTTTCGGACAAACGTTTAACTGTTGCTAACCCTACACCCTTGCTTGCTCCAGTTACTATAGCTGTTTTCAACTACATACTCTGACTGCGATTAAGTTCCATGTTGTTATGTATCCAGTGACTTGGAACCATGTATTTGAATCCCGTTTTTACAATATGGGCGGTGTGATGATATGGTGCTGAAGAAGGGAATATGATAATGCTTCCAGCTTTAGGCTTTAGTCCAAAATCAATTTCATTCTTTGCAACAGCAACATCATAGTCAAGATCTGGAGATGGGAACTCTCCTATATTTTTATAGTCAGACAACTTAAAGGATATTTCTCCACCTTCAAAATCATCGTTTAAGTACATGACTAAAGAATATCTTAAGGTTTGGTCACCATCTAGTTGATCAAAGTGGGCACCCATTCCAATTCCAGATTTATACTTTTTAACATTAAACACTGGAAACAGTCTTGGTTCATCATTATCTCCAATAGAGGTGGCAAAATCTTTAGAAACATCATAGAATGATTCCATAATAGTATCAAAAATATAGGTCATTCTAGACTTGTATGGATCTTCCATTTGACCTATTTGACTTTTATCAAATGACATAGTTTTACCATAGATAAAATCTTTATCGTTTGAGGCAGTCCAGTTTTCCCAAGGCTGAGGATTATCTATCTCATCTAACTCATGAATGTTTTTCATAAGTTCTTCAAAGTTTTTAACACCATTTTCATAGTAGTATACTTTTTCATGTAAAATTTCTTTATTCATTTGTTTCTCCCTTAGTATCTATTCTTCTCATAAAATCCTTTTTCTTTAATAAATCCAACCAGTACGTATCTAATTGGGCCAGGACCTACATGTTTGACTCCATGATTATATTCTGCGTTCCCTGGGAAAATAAGCATTGTTCCAGATTCTGGTTTAAGCTCTAAGCCATTAATTGGAAAAAATAATTCTCCGTCAACATAGTCATCATTTAAATACAAAATTGCAGCATATCTAATTGACGGATCTGTATCCTGGTCTGTATGAGCTTTTAACTCAACGCCTTCCTGCATTCTTTGAATTGTTGCAAAACCACTTAATTCTATTGTGTTATCAACTGCTTGAACCAAATCATTTAGTCTATTAAACAAATCTTTTTGAAAAGGATATCGTGCTATGTTTAAATTTTTATCTTGCCAGTTTTGAGTTATTTCAAATTTGCCTTCAGCAACTAAATTATCAACATCGTCTCTGCCAAATTTTTGCATACAAAAGCCTTTTAGATTAGCATGATATTCTATAAACCATTCTTCATTTGGGGTTGAATCTATAATTTTAAAAACTTGATCTAGTTCATCTTTAGAAAAAAAATCTTTAACTAATACAATGTCATTAGTAACTTCCTCAATTTGAAAGTTATTTTCTTTTAATATGTTTGTTAGAAAATTAGACATTTTTTTCTAAATCTTCTACCTTGTATTTATTTCCATTAGCATCTATCTTCCAACCTTGCTTTAGAAGATCTTGCCATTCGGCTCTTTCAATTTCTTGTTGTGCTCTGGTTGCTTTCATTTCTTCAGCCCAAGCATCTCTTAGTTCTTGTGGATAATCAGACTCTTCTCTATCATCCCAGAAAGATCCAATGGTGTACCTTACTCCACTTTCTATTAGGGATACTTCGTGCATGTTGTTAAATCCCCCGTCAAATACGGCAAGCATTCCGACTTCTGGTTTAATCTCTATATTTTGATCTGGAAACTTAAGCAGTCCACCTTCAAAATCATCATTGAGATATAGGAATCCTGCATAGCGGCTTCTTGTAAATGCGCCTGACTTTCCTTCAGCATCTGTGTTGTCTGAGTGTATTCTTGCGTATGCTCCTGGCTCCCACTTTTGTGTGTGATATCCAATCTTAGAAATTGTTTTTGGATCAAGGTCGTGGACTGAAGCAATTGCTTCTGGCATTGTTTTTTCAATATCTGAAAATATAGTTGGAGATAGTTCAGCATCAAGCAACTCTTGATCATTATCTTGTGGAAGGACAGAGGAGTATGACTCATAAAAAGAAATAGGCATCCAAGAGATTGCACCATTGGCTGCTTGAGCATCTAAGGCTTGAATCATTTTTTTGCAATCTTCTTTGCTTATAAAATCTTTATAAACCACTATGTTTTTTGTTATTCTGGATTTATTACTTAGGTTCATTATGGTTGCCTATCTCCTGTATGTTTTGTAATCTCCCAAAAAAATGGGCATGTAAATCTTAAACCACTTTTAATTTCAGTTACTCCATGAATATAATTTTTATCTCCTGGGAAAAAATAAGCAGCACCCTTTTTAGGTTTAAACTGCACACCTTGTAGTGGGAAGTATAACTCTCCACCTTCGTAGTCGTCATTTAAATAAAACAAACTAGAAAGATCATAGTTAGGAAAGTCATTTGGAGTTCCAGCATCTGGTCCTTCATGAAGTTCTTTATCTGCATGAGGTTTTTGAAATTGTCCAGGAAGCCATTTAACAATAGTTGTCCCAGTTGGATGAACTTCAACCTTATAAAACTCTTCAACAATTGGTTTTAATCTTTGAAATAGGCCAGCAACTATTGGTGATATTTTAGGATCATTCTTGTCTAAGGTTGGCTGAGTTGCAACTCTATCCTTCCAATAGTCTGAATCATAGGTAACAGTTCCATTTTCATTTACATGGCTTTCGGTTACATCCCAAATTGTTAAAGACTTTGCAGCTTTTTCAAGAAACTCTATTTCTTCTGAAGTCATAAAATTTTCTAGCTCAACAATCATGTCTTTGCTATCTCCAAACCACCCAGATGGAGTTATAGACGGTGTTCTTTTAACTACTGTATATGAGTCTTTGTTTTGTTCCATATTTATATTATATCACCCTTCGTATTATCTGTTACGCTTAGTTTTAATGTTTTTACCTCATGAGAACCTTTAGACTCTTTGTTTTCATTTACCGCATCTCTATACCAGTCAGTCCATTTCCCGACTTTGTTTATTTCTTGTGCAGCAGACCCGTAAGAAAGATTTGCATCTAGTCTTTTTCTATCATCATCTTGGTAGTTAACAATTTCAATATTTGTACCGTTTAAATTTGACAAAGATATAGGAATTATTGTAGCAACTGGGGTTCCAGCTTTGATAACTACTCTCTTGTTTGCTACCTTTGCCTTAATAGCTAAAGGCAGAGGATTGTCATAAAAAGAGGTGCTCATTAATGATGACATTGTTTCAAACTCATCACTAAAATAATTTACTGGATTAATAGTAAAAATACTTACATCTTTGTCTGTTCTAAAAACTAAACCCGTATTTAAGCTTATAGAGGATTGACCTCTTCCAGAATATGCTCCTGATGGGCTAAATATTTCAATACGATCTGGGGTTTGATCATTAACTCCATCCCAAATAAACTCAATATCCTCTACACAAGAAAGGCTCCAGCCAATTACGTTTGACTGGGTTACTGGAAAACATCTATAGGCATGGCCTTCTGATGTTACATCCATCCAATCTCTTTTAATTGACATGGGCTTAATATCAAACAAAGCTCCTTGTGTTTTTTCAACTGAGATATTAAACATTAGTCTGCCTCTGCACTATACATTTCTGGAGTATGAAACTTTTTACTGTAATCAAGCATTGTTACAATAGAGTATTTAGTTCCAGAAGTTACTGGCATGGCTTGATGTGGATACATAAAGTTTGATGGGAAAATAAATAAATCCCCAGCCTCTGCTTTGACTTTTAGGTTCTGTAGTCTAAAGAAAAGTTCTCCGCCCTCATAATCATCATTAACATATGAAACTAAAGAAACAGTACAATTATAAGAAAACCCATGATCGTGATGTTCCATAAAGTGTTGACCTTGACCATATTTAATAAAATTAAAAGCTTCCCAATATTTTAAATTATGAATATTATACATTCTGCAATAATCTTCTACTGCTGGTAATTTTACATCATAAAGATCTTGCCAAAGCGACTGAAGGTTTAAACTAACTTGACTTTTATCATTTTCAATATCTGTTTTCTTAAACTTAAAATCATTACAATCTCTATAGTCTGGCATTAGTTGTTTGTATCCTACATACGCAGGTTGCCAGCTGTACCCAGTAGTATCTCCTTCTGGCTTAAGATTATCTTCAAGTCTTTTTATTACATCAATTTCTTTTTTAATTACACCCTTGTAACAAAAGATTCCATCACCAAGGTCTATTTTTTCTGTCCATGTTTCCATTTTATTCTCCTTATTTGTATTCTCTTCTTGACCAAACTTTATTTTTATATACCCCGCCATCAGGCTGTCTATAAAACTTCATGTTGTTAAACATTTTATCATAAATCTCAGCCTGTCCTAATATTTCTACTTCACTTTTCCAGTTTTCTCTTTTAAATGGTAAGACTTGTAGGTATGGAGTGCCTGCTGGAATTGTTCCTTCCCAACCTTCTGCAATAAAGAATGGAAAGCTTCCAAGCAAATGAACCTTATCTGAGTCAACAATTCCTGTTGTGTTTAAAAATGGCAGATCAAACCTATTCATTGGTGTCATAAACAAAGCACTATATCCTTCTGGTAACTCTAGCCCCCAATCAGAAGACCAAGCAAAATGGTGCTCATAGAATCCTTTTGGATGCTCAAACTGTGGCATCGGTGGTCTTTGAGTACAGAAATCTTGATATCTACTATCTTCAATCTTTACACCAATAACTCCTTGTGCGTTTTTAGAAAATATTAAATCGCAAGGAGTTTTAAAAACATATCCAGTTGAAAATGCATCCATGATTGCAGGACATGCTTTCCATGTAGGAATTTTTCCATAATCATCTACTGTACCTTCTTTTGGGAAGGGGCAAGTTTGTTTTGGTGCATTGTAGTATTCATTGTTAATTGGATTTTTTGCAAATCTATCGGCATCTTTATACCATTGAGGAATAACATTTTGTGTTGGTGCTGGGACAGAAATACTGTCTTTATTTAGCCATGGTCTAAAAGATCTAAAGATTGCCAACTTGTTCATTAATGACTCAGTTCGTTAATATCTGTCATAATAACAACACAATATTTTGTTCCTGTTTTCATTGGTAAAGAAGCATGTTCATAGATATAGTTTGAAGGAAAAATTGCTATATCTCCAACTTTTGGATTATGCACAAAGTTGTCTAATCTTGGGAACTTAATTTCTCCGCCTTCATAATCATCATTAATATAGATTACCGCAGAAACGGTACAGTTATAAGCAGGGCCATGATCAGCATGAATATTAAAGTGAGTTCCTTCTCCTTCATACTTTACAAAGTTAAACGCTTCGTAATATACAACATTGATTCCCCAATAGTGGGCATAGTCATCCACACACATCTTTAGCTTTTGATAGATCTCTTCATGAAGATCAATTAAGTCTTCATTAGACTCGTCTTTTGGCCCAAGGTTTTCTTGTTTATATTTAAAGTCTACGCAATCTCTTGCTTTTTTAATAGGAGCATCAGAGTTTG